AGCGGACCTATTTGATAGGTTGGTAAACAAGTATGCAAGACAGCTTACCAAACAAGGCTTTCATAAAGACACGCTACTCAGGTTGAATTGGAAAACTGAAGTGGTTACTAGTTCAGATGAATATATCGGAGCTTTGGTACAATTAGTAGATGATGAATTGCAGATACGGGTACCTTTCAATAAAAAATTCATACAAGATTTTCGCAAGGACATTGCAAATTCTTTTATTTGGGATACAGATTTAAAGATATATAGGTCTCCCTTTAATACTTCTGCTCTTAAAGCAGCATGGTATACACTACCTAAGTTTTTTCCTTCTGTGACTTTCTCTGATAATCTACAAAGGTTGGTAGCTGAGATAAAGAGCCTCGAAGGACTTTTTTGGCAAGATATCATATTACCAGTCAACGGTAGAGTAATGTTCTCTAGCGCATATCCTATATTGCATGAATTAGTAGACAAGATAGGATATGATATCACTTTTGATAATCTACAGCAATTATCATTACTAGGTGTAGAGATACATGGTTCTCTGATTGCAGACAGGCCTGATTTTAAGTTCGCTAGTGAATTTCACGCTGAAGTAGACATCGATGACTTTGATGAAGTTGTAGAATACATAAAGCAATTAGGTGACATACAGATTTACGTAGCTAGAAACTTACCTCAGCAATCTCATCTTCGTGATAAATTCAATAGTGCCTTTCGTAACGCAGGATTGGACAAAGAGATTGTTACCTTTCATAAAACTATATTCAATAGTAAACCCATATTGCATCTTTCTTTTTCTAGAAAATCCGCAGAACGATATAATCCATTGATGGATAATGTTATTAAATATGTATACATCAAAAATTCACATCCCGTAGAGGTCAAATGAGTTCAGTAAAAATCACGATCAAGGACGAAGTAAATTGCAAGATTGAAGGTCTTGAAGTGGGAGACCGTCGTGCTTTGATGAAGATGTTTGAATTCGAGAAGCCTGGTGCAAGGTATCTTCCTGCAGTCAGACTGGGAAGATGGAATGGAAAGATCAGCTATTTCAGTCTAGCAGGAAGCACCTATGTAAATCTGTTGGATAACATAATTCCTTATATCTATGACAAACACTATGATATAGAACTAGAAGATTTGAGGGAAGACCGTCAACAATTCAATTTCAATCAAGTGACCGAGTCTAGTTTCAGCGACACAGTTTGGCCCAAAAAACATCCTAACGAAGGGCAACCTATCATGTTGCGTGATTATCAGGTAGATATCGTGAACAACTTCCTAACTAATCCGCAATCGGTACAAGAAATAGCTACTGGAGCCGGCAAGACGTTGATGACTGCTGCTCTTAGCAAGACCATAGAACCATATGGTCGTAGTCTCGTAATCGTTCCTAACAAGAGCCTAGTCATACAGACAGAAGCCGATTACATCAATCTTGGATTAGACGTAGGTGTTTATTTCGGTGATAGGAAAGATTACAAAAAGACACATACTATCTGCACATGGCAGAGCTTGAATAATCTATTCAAATCAGTAAAAGATGAAGACGCAGATCCAGATGTCGCTGAATGTTTTATCAATGATGTTGTATGCGTCATAGTAGACGAAGTGCATATGGCAAAAGCAGATGTATTGAAGCAACTATTGACCGGGATATTCTCACATGTCCCTATCCGTTGGGGGTTGACTGGAACTATTCCTAAAGAAAAAATGGATCAAGTATCGTTGTTGGTATCGCTTGGTCCAGTCATTGGAAAGTTAAGTGCTAGTGAGTTGCAGGACAAGGGAGTCCTTGCTAATTGCCATGTGAATATCGTGCAGTTGAAGGACAACGCTGAGTTTGGTAATTACCAGAGCGAATTGAAGCATCTATTAGAAAATAAACATAGATTAGATAGAATCGCAGAACTGATACAGAAGGTAAACGAGACCGGTAACACTTTGGTCTTGGTTGATCGTGTCAATGCAGGTAATGAGCTTGTCAGCAGATTGAAGAACGCTGTGTTCATTAGCGGCGCGGTTAAGATCAATGAAAGAAAGGAAGAATATGATGAAGTCGCAATTAGCGATGATAAAATCATTGTTGCTACTTATGGTGTTGCAGCCGTCGGGATTAATATTCCTAGGATTTTTAATCTGGTACTTATTGAACCAGGTAAGTCTTTTGTTCGAGTGATCCAGTCGATCGGTCGTGGTATCCGTAAAGCAGAAGATAAAGACTTTGTGCAGATTTGGGATGTTACTAGCACCTGTAAGTTTGCGAAACGTCACTTAACACAGCGAAAAGCATATTACAAAGAAGCTAATTATCCATTCACTTTGGAGAAATTAGATTATTGATATGCCTTGCTTTTTTAGATCAATTCTGATAGAATCATAGGATCATGAAGATATTAACACTTGAAAACACAGACTACAATCTCGAAACATTACCCGATGAGATCGACGATTTGAGATTCGCTATACTAGATAATTCTACTCCTACAAACGTAGATTATCTTTTCATTCCCTTGATATTCTTGGAGTCTTTCAATAGCCCTGCATTGGTTTTGAAAGTAGGTAACAAAACTATCAAGATGCCAGTAGATTGGCAGATATTGATAGGGGAAAAAGAACATGGTGATCTAGAGACGTTACCTTTGACTAGTTTGAATGATCGCGGATTTCATGCTTTTCAATTCAATCCATTGAGTTCATATAGCCCTACTTTCGAACCGATCGAGATACTTGATATATATCCAGACGTAACCTGGTATGCACCTAGATTACGAAATGGACAGTTCTTAGCAGTCCCTATCGATCAAGGTGAGAAACCTAGATGTATCTATTTCGTAAAGGACATCAGTAGAAACTGTGAGATAGTAGACTACAGCCAAGCTTACTAAAGGAGATGGGTATCATGATAATCGCTTTTGTACTAGCATATTTGTACTTTACGTTCTTGTTTACATCAGTGAGATTTATATATTATCAGGATTCATTTACCAAAGGAGTTATGCTTGGTCTTATATGGCCATACACGTTATGTACCGAACTTTTTACTTTATCAACGAGGGTGAGAAAATGAAAATCAGTAAGCATACCGTAGAGGAAATCTATAAGTTCAAGAAGAAGAATACAGGTAACATTAACGGAGTCATGCGTACTCTTTATCCAAACATGCCAATCGAGAAATTGCTTGCTAAGAGGGGAAAGATCAATGAAGTACAGGATTGAGATTAGTGGTAGAGGTGGAGAGATCGTTGTCGGTAAGGTAAGCAACGCTTTCTATAGTCAGTTTGAAGAAGAAGACCTAAGTTTTAGTGATTATGCTTGGAACGATGATTTCTTTGATGAAAATGAAGAAGTCGATATTCCTGAGGATTCTAGACCTTTCGAGCCGGGATGCTGGTATGACGCAGATAACGTAGCGCATGAATATGGTGTGAGTTTTGATAGCTGCTATATCACGGTCAGTACGGGGGACACTGTTGTGTTAGATAACGGTGATGCAACATTGTTAGAAAACAAGGGCGTGACAGTAGAAGTAGAAGAGGTTTATCCTCAGCAGATGCTCCCTGACGGACAGAAGTATTTTGTCGTGCAGAGTTTTGAGAAGGGATTCTTCTTTAGCTACGAATTCGAAGCAGAGACTTTTGAGCTTTCTAAGCTTCAGTTGAATGTTGTCGATGTTGATGGTTGGGAACTACTACACGGTGTCAGTTATGACGGACAAGACCTAGAGGATCTAGGTGAACTTAGCACTACAGGTAAAGGATCAGAGGCATGGTTAGCGGAAGCGGAAGCCAATTAAAAAGGCTCATCACTGAGTTGGATTGGAAACAAGCCAACGTAGGATATCACGATGGGTATATTCAATTAGAGGAAAGAAAAAAGATGGGTTGGTTTAAGCGCAAGTTTACACAATGGTGTCGTGAAGCCTGGGAAGATTCGTCTAGAGATGCTATCAATTCTCTTACCCAATCAACATTACATTTAAACAACGCTCCTAAAAATAGTCCTAATGCAAAAACTAGTATCAGGTTCTGTATCTACCCTGCCTCCGGAGGATATGTGTTAGAGCATTATAAGAGTGGTGTACACATAGATATTGAAGGACCATCATTGACAATAGTTCCGAACGGCGATAGTATAGGAACTGCTGTCGAACACGTTATCATGATAGAATCATTGAAGGCATAATAATTAAGGAGACGACTTATGGCTACATGGACATTATCTAATTTATACAAAAAGAGTATCGTAGAGAAGCATTTCTGGCGCAAAGATGACAATATTATCATCATGATTGAAGGTTATCGTTGGGGGACCTGGACTCTAGAAAGCGAAGAGAAGCCAGATATTGACCTCGAAAATGAAGATGATTACGAGATTGGTGGTGACGAGTATGACTGGGAAATGCAACAAATCGACGACGGTTGTTGGATGGAATGGGAATTCCCAAAAAGCATGGACGAAGAAGAGCGTGAGCGCATCGAAGAATTGTGGAACGAAGATTTCTACGAAGGTCTTGAAAACGATGGATGGGAAAACATCGATACGGAACATTACATTCAGGGCCCGCTACAGCTAAAGAATGAAGACACGGGCGAGGTCTTCACTTACGAAGAAGAAAACAACGAAGAAGAATAATGGCAAAGCAAGAGCTAGCGGCAGACGAGAAATTAGATAAGCAAGACTTCGACTTGTTCGAAGCTATTGCGGCTATTGATCGAAAAGATTATGGTTACTATGATCGCTTGTCGCTAGAACAGCAAAAGAAGTTTGTTCCATTCATGATGGTGCATTGGATCAGTGCTATAAAAGGTAATAGTGATGCACAGAACTATTATCTTCAAAGCACTGATTACCATGCAAATAAATATCTGTTCAACGAGAACGTACAGAAAAATCCTAAATTGCAATGGCTGATGTTATGTGCAGCTAGCCCTGGCATAGGTAAACAATTCCATCAATGGATACCTCATATACGTGAGCGTGTATCTAAACTAAAAGAACAAGCGAAACCAAAAGAAGTCAAAGAGTATTTCAAAAAAGTATATGCTAAATCAAGTAACGATGAGATAAACACGGTTTCAGAGATGTTTATAGAGAATCATCGCAAAAAGATGTATCTAGCACAGAATTTCCCAAACATGAAATACGAAGACATAGAGGTATTAAGTGACCTTATCACAGATGAAGATATTAGCAAGCGTGAAAGAGCCCTCGGCAACTAGTGAGTATAGCTGTGAGTTTTGTAATCGTTCGTTTCAGAAAGAAACGACGATGATCAAACATATCTGTGAGAGCAAGCGTAGATGGCAAGATAAAGATTTGCCTGCAAACCGCATCGGATTCCAGACTTGGGTAGAGTTCTACAAGAAGAATTCTAATAGCAAAAAACCTAAGACATATGTTGATTTCTCGAAGAGCGCATATTACATAGCCTTCGTGAAATTCGGTAACTACTGTATAAACATCAAATGTGTAAATGTTGCTAGGTATTCCGAATACTTATTGAAGAATAAGATCAGTATCGACAGTTGGTGTACTGACACAAACTACACTAAGTTTTTGATACAATATCTGCGTGAAGAAGATGCATTAGATGCAGTGGCTCGTAGCATAGAGACATCTATGGAACATGCACCTAACGAAGATATATTAGCTAAAGACTATCTGCGATATGGTAATAGGAATCGTATCTGTCATCTCATCACTAATGGTAAGATAAGTCCTTGGATGCTCTATCATAGTCATAGCGGTGTCAGTCTACTAGAATCATTAGATGAAGCACAGCATCGATTGATAATGGAATATATCAATCCTGAAAAGTGGGCAGTGAAATTCAAGCGCAATCCAGAGATCGTAAAAGAAGTATATGAATTATTGAAACAGGCAGGATATTGATAGGAGGCTTATATGTATCGTAAAACAACATATGAAACTAAATGCTCTGTAAAATGTACCGATAACATGAAAGTGCAACAAGCAGAAGTTATAAGCTTTTACCCTAAGCACAATCTTGTTGTGAGCATAGATAGAAAAGTACGTATGGAATTAAGATATAATGCTAGAAGCACATTGTATATATGTCATCAGTCGGGTTTAGAGTTTACAACTCCTGGACCCAAAGAGATTAAATGAGGATAAAATGGTTCAAGGACAAAATGACGAATATGTAGGATTTGAACAAAACCGCAAAGATGAAGCATTTCATGTAAGCAAGAAAAAAATCTGGAGAGGTAACCAGTGGGAAGAACACAAGTTCTATAGATTATATGGTGATTCTAAATTAGAAGATTGGTGCAAAGAGAAATTTGGACCGCCTCAATATCAAGGCTCTTGGTTTAGAATATCTAGGTATATCGTATTAAATGAGAAGACTTATATGTTCTGGAAGCTATGCGAATGAATGAGCTTATAGAAGGGGATGGCTACGCTATATATGATAGATTGATTCCTGAAAATCTCACCGACAATATCGCAGCCAAACTTGATACACTATACCCTGTACGTGCAAGCAGCATAGAAAAACACTATGCAGAGGGTGATGATATAAAGAATCTACCTGATATCGCAGTATGGTGGAG